AAATTTCTCTTTACAAACGGCGCAAAGATTGCTATAATAATCTGGCACGTTGATGATCACGTGTCAGACGCGCCCGTAGCGCAATTGGATAGAGCGTCAGATTCCGGTTCTGAAGGCTGGGGGTTCGAGTCCCTTCGGGCGTACCAAAATAAAAAGTCAGGAAATGCTTGTTATATCAAGTGTTTCCTGACTTTTTCTATTCTCTACATCAGAAGCATAAAAACATAAAATAGCATATTTCATCACATAATGCGGTGGAAATGGTGGTGGAATTTACAGCCTATTTAAATATCGTTGAACTGAGTTTTAATGTATATAATCAAAGAGTTGCCTTTGAGGTTTTTCCGAGTGGGCAAAAAAGTCTAGGCCCCCTGCTTTTGGGGGCCTAGATTTATAGTGCTCGTATTTTGCGCATTACACCCTCGTACACGCGAGGATTGACGGTGTGCAACGTGTCCATCAGGTCATCCATGATGGCCCAGGCGTCGTGCTGGTCAACACCGGAGACAGCCCGCAGGAAATCACTGTCTCCATATTCCCCAACTACCGAGGAATCCTCGAGGGCTGCCGGAGCAGCGGAGTAGGATACCTCGTATGGTGCTGGATGCACCTTCCTGTCCATCCGATCCCGAATAGTATACAGGTTAGCAAGCTTAGCATAGGCCGGGTAACTGCTCTCCCCATATTCCAGTCGGGCAATCTCAATATCTATCTCCTTGCGGTCAAGCAAAGGGGTCACCCCCTATCAATCCCGTTCCAGTTCAGTCATAAACCGGCGGATGGCTTCGCGCTCTCTCTCGCTGGATGTGTTCTCCATCATTTCGCGGGCCAGCTCCATCATAGACTCTCTGGCGTTGTGGTGGCTATAACCGTCCATGCGGCCATCCCGGCTATACCGTCCCATAGAGTCCCGCTTGCGTCCACGGTAGCTGGAGCCGCGGCCATAAGTACCGCGCATATCGGCCTCCCAATCGCCGGCCCGGCTATAGCCGTCGTCATCCTCCAGTGCACAGATTTTGTCGATATTCTTAATGGTGTCAGTGAGCTTGTGGGCCAGCTCCAGATCGCCCGCACCCAGTTCACCCTTCCGGGCCAGCTCTTCCAGCTCCATCTCGAATTTTTCCTTCAGCTCGTATAGCGCTTTCATGCTATCCTCTCCTTTCAGGCTACGCGTTCAACAATGAGGTTCGCGTTGCTGACCTCAATCGTTTCTGTGCTGATGTTGCGTACTGCCACCGTCACGCAGCAGCCGCGCGGAACCTCAACAAATACCGCAGCGAATACATTAAAGAAATCGCCTACTGCGGCGGGGGTCACCGTAGCGGTGGCGCTGCCCAGGGCCTCCCCTTCAACGGAGATCGCCAGGGAAATCGGGCCAACTGCACCGCCGGTGGGAATCGCAATGTTTCCGCCAAACACGACCTTGTAGCGGGCGCGGCACTGGTTGGTCTGTCCACGGAGGGTGACAATCCCAGCGCCATCCCGGTGGACAATGCAGTTAGAGCCACTGACAGGCGTCTCAGTAAAGGCCACATTCTGCCCGGCGGCCACCTGTTGAACAAATACGCCAGTAAATTCAGCCATAAAATCAGTCCTTTCTAAAGTGGTCGAAATCGACCAGGTTAAAATAAGCGGCGAGGCTATTGCCCCGCCGCATGGTTCAAAATCGGCACGGGGCCGAACATCCAAGGAATCCTCGGAAGTTGATGTATTGGGTTTTAGCATCCACAGGTATTATAGCACCCGCAGCCGGCGTAGGGATTGGGGACCTGATAGGCCGGCACAGGCATGGGGTTGATGCGGCGGATCAACTCGGCGGTCTGGGCTTCCTGATTCGCGGTAATAAAAGCATTCTGGGCCGCCTGAGAAGCCTGGAACTTCAGGCTCTGGTTTTCGGCCGTCAGAGTAGCAATCTTATCCTGAGTCAGGAAGTCCAGGATTGCCCGGGAGTTGGCGTTGGCGTTGTCGATGATGTCCCGAGTGGTATTCTGGATGGTGTTTTGCGTAGCGCAGGCGGTGGTGGCGAGGTCGTACCGCACCCCCTGAATCGCCTCCCGGGTGTCGCAGCAGCAGGAAGCCAACTGAGCACCCAGGGCATTGAAGCCCGCCTGGGTCTGATAGCCCAGGTTACACACAGCGGTATCCACACCGTGGAATCCGCTGGTCACGGCGTCCCGGATGGAGGTCTGGCCGTTCTGGAGGCCGTTCAGGGCAAAGCCCTCATTGATATCGGCACGGGTAGCGTACCCCTGGAAGCCGGGGCCGTTCACACCGTTCCCGCCGCCGAAGCCGCCATAGCCGCCCCAACCGCCGAACAGGCCGAAGATAAGGAACAGGATGATCCAGCTGGACCAGTCACCGCCCCAACCAAAGCCGCCGTTGCCGCCCTGATAGGCAGGCTGAACCGGCATCGTCATAACGGTGCCGCCGTCAGAAGAAAGACTCATGTAAATTCTCCTTTATTTTTATTTTCAAAACCCGGCCGGGATTTTGATCACTTGCCGAACATTCCCCGCATCCCGTCAAACATGCCAGACATCTGCTGGGCCTGCTGTTGGACGTGGTTTAATTGTTCCTGCGAGATTTTTCCGCTTGAGACCATTTCATTGATGATAGCATTGGGGTCTTTGCCCTTCATTTGCTGCATAAACTGTTGAAACTGCTGCATCATGTTGGGACGGCCACCGCCGCCCATGACTCCGAAAAAGGGATTCATTCCGCATCCTCCTTCGCGTTCTTCTTCGCAGTTGTTTTCGGGGCCGCCAGCGCATCCACACGGGCCGCCAGGGCCTCCAAATCGGCCTTTGTGGCAAACTCCACGCCCTGGGGGGCTTGCGCTGTTCTGGCCCCGCTGGTGCGCTCTACGAGGTCATATACCTTGATGGACGGCTTGCCAGAGGCATCCGCCTGCTTGAGATAGATGGTTGGTGAGTTGCTGTCCCAAAGCGCCACGGCGCTGTTAGGGGCAACCAGATAGGCCATCGCCTCCGCCTCCCCGCTCACCCATACCATGCTCTGGCCGCCGGCCTGCGGCTGCTGGGGCTGTACCTGCGGCATCTGCTGCGGCATGGGCTGATACTGCGCCCCCCGGAGCTGCGCAAGCTGATCCGGCATGGGCGGCTGGTAAGGGTACGGCTGATAGCCGGGCACATATTGATATGGCATCGCTTATCCCTCCTTATGCCAATAGTAAAGCGGTATCTCCCCACCGCTGTCCCAGGTGTCGATCCAATCTCCGTTTTGCACGCACACCACATGGCCGGACAGGGCCAAGATATAGATCCCATGGGGGTGCTCTGCGGCAAAGTCGGCCACAGTGTAGCAGTCAGGACAGGCGTTGGATATCATGTCCCGGTCAAAGCCGCGGCTGCGCAGGTAGGCTCCCCACACATGGTTGGCCGACGGCATATCCCGCATCATGTAGCCCTGGATGGTGACGCCCACATAGGTCTCCTCCCAGCTCTGTGCGAGGGCCTTTGCAATCGCCCGAATGGTGCAGTCTCCCACGTTGCGTCCGTCTGGATTCTCATTGTGCTGTATGTATGCCATATTTTTCCTCCAGGCTGGCTACATAGTCCTCCAGCCCCTCGTCATCTCCCTGTGCCATGTACCACATCGCTGTTTCGGCGGCACAATCGCGGGACATGCCAGCGGCTACCATTCTCTCGATTAGAGTCATATCCAACACGTCCTTGTCCATAAAATAAGGAGTCCGTGAGGAGGGCGGCGACGTGTACCAACCCTGTATCCTCACGTCCTCCTTGCCTATATTGTCGCATAAAATAACCCCGGCTGGGTTCGGTTCCAGTCGGGGTTATGCACGATTTATGCTTGATTTGTGTAGAGCTGTCTAGCAACTTCGGACACTCGCTCAAATATGTGCTTCTCATGAGCAGCTACCGCTCCACGATACCACCCAAGTTCTGCTGCTACATCAATCTGTCCCCACTTGTCAATAATTCGTCTCCGGGCAATCAATTCATCATCGCGGTGGAGGGCAGATTCATAAATAGCGGTTTCCAGTTGAGAGCGCAAAAGTTTATTTAACGGTTCCGGCAGATTCACCTTTGCGCTCATTCAGTCACGTCCTTTCGACCTCCGGCGGCTCCGTTGGCAGTTGTTTCAGGGCCTCGACCAGTTTTGCCGCTGTGCCATTTCCGTCCAGGGCATTATATGCCTTGTACATGTCCAGCACGTTTTCCAGCCCGTAGATAGGGATATACCCTTTCTCGGAATAGTGATTGTGCTCCGCGATGAGCGCGCGTCTCAGCAGAGTCCGCACACCGTGTATGATGGCGTCGATCTTCTGGTTGTCCGTTTTGACGCGCTTTCTTTCGCGGGCGGCGACCGCCTCGATGATTGCCACCAGGACGACCGCCGCCCCGGAAATCAGTGGGCCTACCCACTCCATGGGCATCAGCCCTCCTTAGTCAACTGCTTATAGACCTGATTGATACCAGTGGCCGCAAGGCCGGAGACGATGCCAACGGCGGCGGCGGTCAAATAGTCCGAGGCTGGAAACTCTGGCATGATAAACATGCCGAGGATGCCAAGCGCCGCGCCAAACGCACCGCAGATGATGGGAATCCACTTGTTGTCCAGGCCGGTGGCCTTGACCAACTGCCCGACCAGGAAGCAGATCACAGTGATAACCGCCACTCCGGTGATGCCCAAAGAAGAAATGTCCATGATATGTACCTCCATCAAATCAGATTAAGCCTGTCCAGCACGACGGCCAGCTCCTGCCGGGTCATATTATCGCGGGGCCGGGTGCCATCCAGCACGCCCTTGTCCTTGGCCTTCTGCCACGCATCAGCGGCCCAAATGTCCGGGGTGTCCTCCGCATTGTCCTCTCCCGTTTCGCCTTGCCACGCTACGCCCAGGAACTCACAGATACCCTTTGCGGTGGCCTCGGCCAGCTTGTCCCGGTACTTGCTATCCTTGAGATACTCCGTGTCCATCTTGTTGGTATGGAAGCCATACTCAATGAGCGCGGCGGGGGCGTCGGTCTTGGCAAGCACAGTATACAGCTTGTGCTTGATAGGTTTACTCCGCAGGGACACCCCGGCGGCGTGGAAGGCGTTGACCAGCTTGGAGGCCAGCACATTGCGCTGGGCCGTCATGGGCCCGGCGCTGGTGTAGATCTCCAGCCCGGACGCGCTTGACCAGCCTCCCTCCCCGGCGGCGTTGGTGTGGATGCTCACAAAGCAATCCGGCTGCGCCTTATTGCTGATGTTGGCCCGCTCCGTCAGGCTGGGGTAGTTGTCCGTTGTCTTGGTGAGCACCACGCCCACCCCCTGGGCCTCCAGCAGCGGTTTGATACGCTGGGCCATGTCCCACGTAAACTCCCACTCTTTGTAGGTGCCGTCCGGGGAACCGTTGACGTTGCCCGGCCCGTGTCCGGGGTCAAGGCATACAGTGTGCTTGCTCATAGGCTTGTCCTCCTGTTCCGGCGGCTTCTGGCCGCCCTGTTTGAGCCAGACGCAAATCCAGTTGTGCACCTTGCGGCTGGCGGTGATGCGCTCGCCGCCAAAGTCGCACTGGCTGGAGCCGCCCCCATCCAGCATGACGGCGGAGGCCCAGCCCAGCCCGGCCAGCTCGTCCCGCAGAGTTTCCGGCGTGGCTGCATCGGCGCCATCCGAGGAGCAGTAGAGGGCCAGACTGCCACCCCGCAGGCCGATGGCGCTGCGGCCCCTCTTGCCTCCCTGGGCCGAGCCATAGGAGGGTTTATCCACTGGCTCGCCGGAGGAAATAAGGGCAGTCACCGCGATAAAGTTGGCCGCTCCCTCGTACTCGGAGGTCATGTGGATGTCCGGGCCCTTGTCCCAGGCGTAGCCCATCGGACGCCAGGGCGTGCCGGAGCGCATTACCCCACCCACCTTGAGCAGCGGGCAGGCCGAGCCGTCTGGGTTCCACATGCCGCCATTCAACACATAGTGGGCACCAGTCTCTTCCTTGACCTGGGAAAGTGTCTTGCGGCAGTTGGTGACTCTCAGCTCAATCCGCTCCACGGACGAGAGCGGGATGTATGTAATGAGCTTACTCATTTGATTCACATCCTTTTATCCAGCGATCCCGCTGTTGATTACTGTTCCGGGGCCAGCAGCCCGGCCAGCTCCTGGTACTCCTCCGGGGTGAGCCGGTCGGCGGCGAGATAGACATCCATCTTGTCCTGTAGGCCGTCGGTGCGGCCCCGGTCAATGAGCATCTTGCAGAGATTGTATACGGTTGTCATAGTGTCTCCTTTCTTAGATGGTGGCGGTGGTGGTCAGTTCCAGCATGCACAGCCGCGCCTCGTGCTCGGCCAGCATGTCCAGGGTGATGTCCTCTTCCGAGGGCGATTCAGGCTCCGGCGGTCTTGTGCCCGGGGTGGCCTGCCCTGTTTCGGGGTTGTAGCGCCACCCCTGCTCTACATCGTCCTGTACCTCTACACAGCGTCGTGCAAATGCCTCGCTATACCACTTCTCCGGCGGGAGTGCATATTCCGGGATGATTTCGCGGACAGTGTTATCCTCGTTCAAATAAACCGTTTTCATCAAAACGCCCCCCTACCGTAAATCGCTACATATCCGTGTCCGCCTCTCCCCCCATTTCCAGAGGATTTTTGCTGGTAAAGGAAATTGCAGCCGCCGCCAGCACCACCACCGCCGCCACCTCTGCTGCCATCCGCACCATTGGTTCCGTTTGCGGATGAGGTGGCTCCGTTGCCTCCCCTTCCGCCGCCGCTGCTTCCACCGGATGCTCCTTTCCCATCAGAATTACCGGTCGATGAACCTTTGCTGTTACCGCCGCCACCGCCGCCACCTGGGGCCCTTATTCCAAATGTCATTATAAGAGAGCCATCTTCTCCCTGTTCAGATACAGTTTCATTAACATGTCCTCTTCCGCCAAAGCCAGGACCAGAAGTGATATTTGAAGCCACACCACCAGCTTTACCAGCATAGAAGCTATCCCCTGGAGATCCTCCCGCCGCTGTAATTCCGAAAGCGCTGCTACTGCCTCCGCTCATGCCTTTTCTGCCGTCGATATTGCTGTTTGCACCGTTGGGGCTCACTGAAGTCCCCCCGCTTCCACCAGAGCCGATAACAATATTTTTATTTGAAATTTTAGTGCTGTCTAAAAAATAAGCAACAACTACTTCTCCAGCACCGCCGCCACCGCCGCCTCTACCTTCCCACTCGTTGTAATATTCGTTTGTTTTTCTTATCTCGCCCACACCGCCTCCTCCGCCAGCGCCAACCACAATCACAAAAATATCTGTATATTTGCGGTCGAACGTATGGGTAAAGCTCCCCGGCGATGTGTATTCCTTTACCAGGCTATATCCGATTGAGCCAAGTATCTGACCGAGCGCCTGGTCAACTGTATGGTTCCCGGCTGAACCCCATATCTTGGTTTCTGTGGTGTCGCTTAACAGGGTTCCTTTGTTCAGGGGTGTCCCCTGCCGCGACCACCCTGCCTCATTGATCCCGTTCAGGTCAATGGGAAATGTCCCGGCGATCAGCGCCGTGATAAAATCCTCATAGCTAGGATACAGGGAAAGCGCTGCCGCCACCGTTTTCAAATACCGGCTACTTCCGTTTCCAGCAATAATTCCATCTTGCATTGTTACACCTCACCACAAAATATTTCGCCGCTCACAAATGGCGACCGCTTCAAACGAGCGCGGATCTGGTCCGTCAGCACCAAAACCCGCTCAATGTGATTGGCCCCTTCATGGGTCAGGAACTCCATCGAGGCCGGGATTGCTGGGGCGTTGGCAAGGGGGAACGTGCCACCGATCGCCCCCACGTTGGACAGGTAGTCCGCCATCTGTGCCTGTAGCGGAATGTCATCTATAGCCCAGGCAATACCCTGGCCGGCATATCCGGTGACGTATCCCGCATCCGAAAGCCACCCGTTCAGATAAGCCATGGCCGTATTGACCCGGTTGAGATCAGAGGCGTTGTATGTCCCACGGTCGTTCAAGGCGTCCACATCGGCCTGTGTCCGGTCGGTAACCATGCGGATGATGTAATAGCTGGCCGTGGTAGTCAGCCCCGCCCCGTCCTTGGCAACGACCGTGACGTTGTTCTCCCCAACCTCAAGATTCAGGAGGAATGAAAATCGTCCATCCGGCCCAACGGTCGGGTGTCCCGCCACCGCCCCGTTGTCCATCACGGTCATGGTCACCGGAGGAGCGGTGGCATCGTTGGTTTGCCCCGTGATGGTAACAGTATAGGGATCCACCACTACCTCCTCGAAGGACAGCAACGCGGACAGCGCTGGCGGTACGGTATCTACAATGTAGTTTGCCTCCATCGTAGCTGTGTTCCCATCGTTGTCGCTGATGCCCGCCTGGACGGTGTGCGGCCCCTCCGCCAGAGCAGCCCCTGGCGTATAGGTGATGGTATACGTCCCGCCTGCGCCCACCGTGACGGACACCTGCTCCGCTGGAACTGCCTTCCCATCCAGCTTCACCATGGCGCTGTCCGGGTCGATACCGGAGCCGCCGGCGTTGTCCTGGGCGGTCCACGTCACCGCAGGCGTGTTGGTGGTCACATAGCCCGCCTCCGGGGATACCAGGGTCAGGATGGGCGGGATGGTCTCCCGCACCACCAACCGGAGGCCCGGCAGATTGCCCCCATCTGTAGTCACCACCACGCCGCTGTCGTTGGTGGCCTCTACCGTTACGTCGTAATACCCGTCCGGCTGACCGCCGGAGAATGTGTCCGGCGTGATAGCCGTCTGATAGGCTCTGGCGTCTTCGTTGTAGGTCAGCGTGTACCACTGACCATTGAACTGCGCCCGCACCTGGGTAATCGCCACGCACTACACCTCCCCAGCCTGGACCTCGCCACTGTGCCAGAGGTCCTCCCGCTCTCCGCCCTGGGCGTCGATGACTACGACAGACAGGACGGTGGGTAGCCCGACTGATACGGGGTTGGGTGCAAAACTGGCCGAAATAACCAGCGGCGTCCATGTTTCGGACATACTCACCCCTCCTTGTCCCAATAGATAACGGCACAGCCCTGTGCCCCTGCCACTCCGGGTTTCCCCGGCTCTGGCTCGGCATACACCTTAAACGTAGTAGCGCCGCCGCCCTCCCACGTGTAATGCTTATACACGCCATAGCCTGGAGCTCCACCCTTTCCTCCGGCTCCGCCATCTCCGCTGCCTGGCTTAGGTGACGCTACGCCGGTGCGGGCGTATGATTCGCCGCTGGCTACATCAGAGTAACCCTGTGGGTATGTATTACCGTTTGCGCTAGAGTAAGGGCCAAAAATGGTATTAAAACCATCAAAAGACACCTCAAATGACTGTTGTGGATTGATGTCGATGGTAGCTGTCCACACCTTTCCACCCACGCCGTCCGAACCATCTGCGCCGTATTCACCACGCTCACTATCTCCATATCCGTCTTCCGATTCCTGCCTGCCCATGGTGCCAGGCTCTCCATGGCCTCCGCCCTCCCCCTTGCCTACCAGGATAATCCGTAGCTGTGTGGCCCCGGCTGGTGCTGTCCACACGCCGCTGGAGGTGATCACCTCCATGCCATCATAAAGGAAGATTCCATCAGCCTGGAGCAGCACACTGGAGCAATTGCGGAGGACTCCATCCTGGAGAGATAAGTCCTGCTGTATTCTGCGGCCCGTGGTTGCGGTGCTCTCATTCAACCAGACCGTATCCACATCCCCAATTTCAGAGGCCGGGTCTCCACGGCCTACAATCTCTAGTTTGTTCCCACCGTAGGTGGACAGGATTGCCCGCGCAGCAGTCAGCGCCTGGGATTGCGTCTTAATAAACGGATTTTGGATGGATTTTGTCTCGTTGGAGGCAGTGGAGTTCCCGGATACCACATACTGGGTGTCGTCCCCATCGTTCAGCGTAAAAAACAAGGCGGCAATATCGGCGTTGGCTTTCATGGTCGGATAATCAATTAAGTTGTCCAGGGTGATTTTACTCCCCTGGTTCCACATGGGTTCGGCGGTCAGGTATCCGGTCTCTGCGTCCGCCCTGGGCCACGTACCCGTCGCCATGCAGACATATCTCAATATATCCCCGCATGTCATACCAACCACATCGTCAGCCACGCGGACGCTTGCCTCCGCGCTTGCGTAGTTTGGGTCTACCGCGTACATGCCCGCGAAATTTTCTCCCATCTGGGCCACTAGGGCGGAAATCCAGCCAGACAGGGTGGTAGGCAGGATGGACGGCGGGATAAACTCACGATCAGCCAAAAGGCCAACAATATCGACCAGATCCCACTGCATGGTCAGGCCGTTGTCGCCGGTTTTCCAGCCGCCGGAGTACTGATAAAACACGCCGGCTGGCTTGTACTCTACCGTGTCGTCCGAAAGCCGTACTCCTATAGAGACCGGGATGCCCTGGCGCTCTTCGATGGATTGGAATACGCCATTTTTGCTTCGCGGCTCAAAGCGGCGGCTCAAGTTGTCCATTTTGATGGTACATGTGCCATACGGTAGTGTCATACAGGATACGTCCCCCTGGTGCTTAAGAGAAAACACGGCAATCTCATTTCCTGTCCACTTCTCATACAGGCCCGGAATAATTTCAGGTATCCGTATACGGCGGTTTTCTTTCGACCATTTGGTCACCGTCACCCGAATAGCGTCCGGGTTGTTAACGGTGAATCCGTCCAATGCAATGCTGGACGCAGTATTGCCGGCCACTGTCTTGGTGTAGTAGGCCGTTCTGCCCTGCATGACCTCCACAGTAAAGTCGGCGGGCACTCCGTCCCAATCCGCTGATGGGAAGTAGATGGAGCACGCCTGAAGGATGGAGACATTGGAAAAATGCTCCTCTACCCACACCGCTGGGGAAAACACCCCATCCGCGCCGGACAGGGTATCCCCCAGGAAGCCGATATGATCGGCCCCATGGAGTGGAAACAGCTTGAACTGCCCGTTGAGTGCCCAGCGGTTAGCCTCAAGCGTAGCGTATGGAACAATCTCCATCTCCTTGTCGTGAATTTGCTCCGACTTGCATACGTTAGCCATGCCGGAGCTGGATACTGTGCCATAGGTAATATCCGGGTCAATAATATCTATGACTGCTTGTAAATAGATCCGTCTGGTGTCGCCCACAATCGCTGCCTGATACGCTGTGGTCGAACTAATCACTGGGTTTCACCTCCCTTAGTTCTACCGAGAAATCACCCCACATTGGGACGGGAACAAGGGTTTCTATGGGCTCTCCATCTTCGTCACCAATTTCACCCATAACTTGACGGCTCCACATAAATTTTGGATAGGTCAGCTCTGTTACCATGAATTTTGATGTGATCATCTGTTCAGAGTGCGGGGGAAGGAACAAACATGTAATGGCCTGTCCTCTCCCTTTTTCGCATGCGGAAAGCACGGAGTTCCTCATTTGATCCGTGAAATATCCATATTGGTAGCGCAAAACCCATACATTCCCGCGCAGTTCTCTTACAATCCTGCCGGTGACCATCTCCACATCTACGGAAAGCGGTTTTAACTCTGCGATATAGCCGCCCTTTTGGCTTTCCGGCAAGGTAACTGGTGTGCCTGTGGTATCCAATACAAGTTGATTCACGTGTTTTCACCGCCTTACGTTGGGTGGAGAATTGGCGTACCGTTTGCCTTTGCGTAGTTAGACAGGGGGCCAAGCAGATAGGAGGCGAATTTGGTGCCGTCAGGCATCATTAGATTAACTGTAATACTCCCTCCAGACATCCCTGCTCCCTGCACAGATGCTGAAACTCCGTTGACCATACCAGCGGACGCCACACCCAACCCGGACGACGCAAAGTCCACGCTTGCGGTGCCGAAGTCCATACCACCCTCGATATCCCGGCGGATACGGTCATATTCATTGTCCCAGCCCTGTCCAAGACCAAGAGCCATGTTTTTGCCCATGCCGGCAAACACCGTAGAGGGAGAGTGGATTCCAAGGAAGTCCTTCACACCGTCCACAATGCCGGAAAAGAACCCTGTAACCTTGTCGTAAATCCATCCAGCCATTTCCTGGATGCCCTTCCAGATCCCCTCCACAATGCTCTTGCCCACGTCAACAATGCCGCCAATCAGCGCCCCGATGCCCTCCACAATGGCGCTGATGATCTGGGGAAGAGCGGCCACCAGCGCGGGAATATTGGAAAGGATGCCTTCAATAAATTTCTGGAGCAGCGAAACGCCGGACTGGATGATTTTGGGTAGCGCCCTGGCAATGCCCGTCGTTATTGCGCTGATGATTTGCGGGATGGATGCGACAAGATCCGGAATTGCGCCGATGATGCCGGAAACTAGGTTTAAAAGGATGTTGATTCCCGATTCAATAATCGTCGGGAGGTTGTCCGTGATGAACTGGACAAAGGCGGTGATGATTTCCGGTAGGGCCGCAGTCATTTCCGGTATGGCCCCGAGGATGCCGTTCACGAGATTGTTCAGCAGTTCCGCACCCTTGTCAAGAACCGTTGGGAGCTGCTCTGTGATGTAATTCAGAAATTGTGTGATGATTTCTGGAATGCGGGACACCATATCGGGCAGCCCCGTCTCAATACCGGTGGTCAACTGATCAAGAAGCTGCACTCCCACATTTAGGATTTGTGGAAGCGCCTCTGATATGCTTGTGATCATCGTATCAATAATCCCCGGAACTGCTGCCACCAGTTGCGGAAGAGCACTGACGAGCCCTGTCACAAGTCCAACAAGTAGTTGCGCCCCGCCGTTCACGATGGACGGGAGGACGGAAGCAATGAGCGTTGGTACCTCTGCCGCAAGAATGGGAGCCAATTGCTCAATAGCTGTCCCCATACCAGACAAAATCTGTGTGATACGAGGGACAACATTCCCCGCCACTGTCTCAGCGCTTGTCACAAAATTCCCGATCAGTGTATCAAGATCGGCGTTTTCGTCCGCAATGCCTGTTATAAGGTTTGTCCACGCCGATTTTGCCGAGGCAACACTGCCCTCAATGGTGCTGGCCGCCTCCGCCGCTGTGGTGCCCGTAACCCCCATGTTGGTCTGCACAACATGGATGGCCTCAATGATTTTGTCAAATGACACTTCATTGATATTGTTGGCCGTGGCGACAAACGCATCGCCCAAAACCCCAGAATCGTTAATAAGCCGGGCCATCTCTTCCTGAGTGCCACCATAGCCTAACTTTAGGTTATCCAACATGGTATAGTTCTGCTTGGCAAACCCTTGATAGGCGTTCTGGATCATCTGCATGCTTGTGCCCATCTTGTTAGCGTTGTCGGACATGTCAGTGATGGCCTGGTTCGCCACCTCCGCCGCCTTTGCGGTATCACCACCTAAACCTTGCAGGAGTGAGGCGGAAAAGCTAGTCACGGTGTCCATGTACTCATTTGCCGACATGCCTGCCGTTTTGTAGGCGTTATCGGCGTACTGCTGAACAATATCAGCCGACTGCTTAAACAGCGTCTCAACGCCACCCACAAGCTGCTCATATTCAGCGTATTGTTCAAGCGAACTTTTTGTAAGAAATGCAACACCAGATGCAGCAGCAGTCAAAGCGGCCGCTCCAACCTTTGCCGCTGTTGCAAGGCCATTTTTCAGCTTATCCGCAAAGGACGACGTTTTACCGCTTGCATCTTCAAGACCCTTTTCATAGTCCCCGGTGTCCAGGCTGATTTTTGCGAATAAATCAAATAGGTTAATGAGTGCCGCCTCCTTTCACGGCACCACTTAGCCCTTCCCTGTCAACTCTTAGACAGAGGCGATTTTTTGTTTCATGTGTGCAATTACTTCTTCCGGTGTTCTGGTTTCCTCCGGTTTCGGGTTCTCAACATCCAGGTATCTGACCTTCATATAAGAACCGCCAGCGTATTTCGCCGTGTTTTCCCCGATGATTTTCAAGGCGTCTGTTACATAAACCCGGTACGCTTGTTCTTTTTCCGCCTGATTGATGAGGGCAGGGAGTGCCGCCAGGATGGTCCGCACCCCCATGCCCCGCACGGCTAGCAGGCAGAGGATTACTCGCTCTTTTCCTCCCGCCCAAACGATTTGAAAAAATCCAGCAACTCCTTGTCTCGGAACAGCTCACCAACCTGCTTGATGGTCTCCATGACCTTCTGTTTTCCAATCTGCTCCGCTGTAGTTTCGTTCAGCGCCGCCAATACACCGAACACGTCCGCCCGGTGGTCTTTCAGCAGAATTGGGACAAGCTGAGCGTATTTATGGGCCGAGAAGGTGTAAAGCTCCGCAACGCTTTTCCCCTTGCTGTCAAACTTGATTGCAAGCTCATCCAGGAGGGCCTTGTCTCCGGTGATATTGGCAATATAGGGCGTAACCTCGCACAGCACGTCCGCCGCCTGATCGGTGGTCAGTTCAGATAGTTTCATAGTATCAACCCTCCGCGGGTGCGGCGCTGTAGAACTCCATTGGCATGGTATCCTGTTCGTCGATAGACACATGGCCGGTCAGCTCCACAGATACCTGTCCTTTGCCGTTCTTGGTGGTCTGGAGTGTAAATCCGCCAGTGGAAAGAGCGTTTTTCAGGCATACGGCCACCATGCCGCCGTCCGCCCGGTCGCCTACCCACCACAGGTCGGAGAAGTCTGTCTGCTTGAGGTCACGCCGGGGCACAATCTTATTCCCAGTCACGTCAGCCGCTCCCAGCGACAGCCGAATGGATTCCGGGGACGTGCCGAGTGAGGTAAAGGACATCTTGCACTCCCAGCCGTCCAGATGCTTGAGCTCCATCATATTGGTAGGACAGTTATCCACATCCTCGCCCATGTCAGAATAAGTAGGAACGCAGGAAATATTGATGCCGCCAGTGGTGGGGCACACAATGTCAGCATCCTCCGGTGCCGCCGGTGTAGATGGAGTAAATTTCTTTAGAACAACACCCGCGTCAAGCTGCATTTCCTCAAATGTGCTCTGCGGGATGACTGTAAATTTGCCCATAAGGGCCTCCTTTCTAGCTGAATGTCAGGTATTCAGCGGTGATGTTGATATAACGGCGCTTAATAGCCGGGTCGTCCTGGTACAAAAGGCTCTGACACCACGGCGACCCGCGTTTCAGCCAGATGTATCCCTCGTCGCAAAGGATATATACGCCGCCGTAGCCAATGCGTTGGGATAATTCCTGTGCCTTTTCATCGGGAATTGCCTCGCTCTCTGTGCGAAACCACAGATTAACTGTCAATCCGATTTCCCCAGCGTCAAAGGCCCCATCTGGGTATTCGTAGGTGCCATAGGGCATGTCCACATCTTTCGGCACAGAGGATGCCCGGTAGAAGGGCATGAACTCATTGAACCAAGCAAACAGGGCTTTGTTTTTTGTCATACTGCCCCCGCCTCCTGCCATGCCTTATAGATTTTCGGGCCCTGTACTGCTATCCAATCCACCATTTCCTCATTAGTGGCCCACGGCCCATCAACAGAAAATGTGTTGCTTCCAAGCCCACTTTCATCAAAGAACGCATGGACTATTTCATGGCGGAGCGTTTTTTTCTCAGAGGCGGAAATGGTTTCTTTTGTCTCATGCTCCCATCCTTTGTACGTGGACATATCGCAAACCACAATTTTCTTTGTTAGCCAATCACAATACCCATCAATGCTGCGCCGCTCAAATGCTTCATCTTCGGCGTACTTCTTGATTTCGATGGTGTATTCTGTTCCGAGAACATTCACTATCATGTGGTTAGCGCCCACCTCTCCGCAGTGAAGTATTTTAGCGGCAGCGTGGAGGAACGAGGGGCCTGCTTATCCTCTGGGTTGGAGGTCACGCGGTACGTCTCCCCGGTGGTCTTGTCCTTGAATACGTCGTTGTACTCAATGGGTACAGCCTTGTCCACCAGGGCGGAATACAGGCTCGTCACGCCCTCCTTTTCCGCCCGTCTGGCCTCCATGGAGCTGTTTAGGTCTTGATAGTTGGTGAACTCTGCCCCCTCCGTCCACTCCACGATGTAGCCGCCCGCGCCGTCGGAAACACGCTTCTTTTCCATCAGTACGCAAGCCCGCGCAAAATCGTCTAATAGGCTCATATAATGCCCCCTATCCGCCGCCATGTGTTCAGGCGGCTCTTAAACACATCCTGCCACCCCACGGCCACGCCGCTTGCATTGGTGGCCTTGCTGTATGAGTAGCCACCAAAACTCTCGCTGGTATACGGCCCCGGAGTCCCGTTTTTCTCATTCCAGACGGTGATTTCATCCGCTAGGGAAATTACCGATTTGGGCACTGACAGCGCCCAAACAGCGCCGTCAAAGGTTTCGTCGGTCATGTCCTGTTCTGGGTATTGGTGGAGGCCGTCATTAAAGACAGACCCCATCACCCTGAAATACTGCCCTGTTTGCAGGAAGGGCAGCGTAATGCTGCCGTCCTGCACTGTGAACTCCCCGGAGTGAATGCCGTCAGGCACCAAAAACCAGTTGTTCAGGTGTCGCAAAACTTGTTCCAGCATCACGCCGCCCTCCTTTTATGCTTCTGTGGTTGTCACGGTAATCTGAATGGTACTGTCGTCGCTGAGCGTACAGGTGCCGCCGGTCACTGCGCCGCCCGTTGTGGTCAGCGCAATGGCCTTAACAGATTTTCCGTCGGCACCAGTAGCGCCCGCCGCTCCGGTATCTCCCTTGTCGCCCTTTGCGCCGGCGGTGCCAGTATCGCCTTTCGGACCCCGAGGTCCCGTTTCACCGGGGTCTCCTTTTTCTCCCTGGGGCCCCTGCGCTCCGGTTTCCCCTTTGGGGCCCTGCGGTCCGACCTGCTCATTCTGCACGCCAGATTCCAACTTGTTGAGCTTTTCGGCGGTAATCAGATCGCCGTCGCTCCATGTAGTGGGTGTGTACGCCATTATTTCACCTGCTTTCTGCCTACTCTTGCCTTACCGGCTACCCCCGACCCGACGAGGCCGGTTTCGGACGGGGGCGTTATCCCCCCGCTGAAACGGTGATTTTGGCAATACCGTCCAGATACTCGGCCCACAGCTTCATGCCCATAATGGCGTAGGTCTCGCCCACGGCGGTGGAGTAGTTGCCCTGGGCGTGGAAGCCAATCAGGTTGGTCTCGCCCTGTACCGTATAATTCAGACCAAGCCGGGCAAACTCGCTGTCGCCAGGGTCGGCATAATACAGGTCGATATTCTCCACAGGGGTGGCGATCACAGTGTTCCGCGCAATGGCTGCATTGCCGGAAACAGTAGCAGGAAGCAGGAACAGAGTGGAATACCCCATAAAGTCCTTGACATAGTTGATGCCGAACTGGGTCTGGACAGTAATGTCCGCCGTGCCCAGGTAGTCATAGGCGTCCAGGATGTTGGCAAATCCAACAACAGATGTGACATCCTTCGCCATAACCGCAAACTTGTTCAGAACCTCGCCCTGGGCCTTTGCAAGGGCGGCCTGCCAGGTGGTTGCGGTGCCGGTGAGAGAACCGGTGTTCAGGAAGGTGTAGAAGTCCCCCAACACCACGTTCTGGAGCTTAGTGAGAAAAGCGTCGTCGCTCTTTTCCACGGCGATCTCCGCGCCATACTTGTCCACGTCCTCGATGGGAACGGCCTTGGCATACTTCTTGATGGTCAGGTCTGCCTTGGTGGCCTGTGTGATGGTCGCCTTGCTGTACGGGATGACCTCGCCAGCGCCCACGTCGCCGTCCTCCAGGGTTACGTCAGCGGTATAAGAGATCAGCTGCGTGCCGGGGGTCTTGCGGATAGGACGCATGATGCCCAGGATGGTGCGCAGCGCTTCCCAGTTATCATTGAATCGGGTGACAAAATCCACCTCGCGGGCCGTCACGCTGGTATAAGTGTTGGGCAGAGAGTCCCTCGGATTGGTAAGGCTTTCAACTTTCGTAGCAGCCATTTAATTCAGTCCTTTCATGTAATTTGGTTTTCCATAAGCGCCTTCTGGCGCTCCGCGGCAGACATGACATACCGGCCATGGTCATCCTTTTTGTAGATGTCAGCCTTCGTCATGCCGTTCCCGCCGGTGCTGGCCGGAGGTGTGGCAGTTTGTGCGCCCTGGATGGAGGTGGTGCCGATAAAATCCGCCCACTCGCTCTTTATACTCTCCGTGAGCTTATCTGCGTCCTTGATTGTGCCCTTTTCGTCCAGCTCCACACTGTCCACATCGGACACCCGGAGCACGGCGTCAAGCCGCTTCTCGCTCACTCCAGCCTGTTTCAGAAGCTCCCGGTACGCCTTTTCCTTGGCGCTGCGGGCCTCCTTCTTGGCCTGTTCGCTCTTGTAGCCCTCAAATTCCTCTTTGATGGCCTCGTATTTGACCTTCCAACTGTCCTTCTTTCCAGCCTCAAGGTCATTCTGCGCTTTTTCGAGCTGCCGCTGTACCTCGGGCAGTGTTTCCGCATCGGCCTTATACTTTGCCACATCGGCTTTCAGGCCGTCCACGGTTTCGGTGTGCATGGTGATAATTTCGTCGATCTTCTCGTCCTCAATGCCCATGGCTTTGAGGGCGCGTCTAGTTAGTGCCATAATCAGTCTTCCTTTCCTTTGGCCCCAGTGCTTCGGGGGGCGACTGTGATATAAAAACCGCTGTCCTTTGCGGTGTTTACCAAAAGAAAAAGCGCGGGCAACCAACTACGATTTGTAGTCAGTCACCCACGCTCGGGCCTTCCGCCTCAACGCTTAGAGGCGGGAGCAATATTCTGTTTCAGCTCTTCCCGCTTGACATGTATAATTTTAACACCATCTTTCACGGGAATCAACTCTATTCTGTCCCCTTTTGCGAGAACGGCCTCAATGGCTTTGATTTGCCTTTCATCCATTTTTTATCTCATCCTCTATGATGTTCCTGTAAGTTTGCGCATGGTCGGCCACCGCTGGTTTGAGAAAAGGCTGTGCTGGATTTCCAGCCGTCCAGTGCCAGTTGCCTTCGTCGTCCTGATACACCCACGGCGTGGGCCGTCCTCCTTCTGTATATCTGCCGGTGCCCAGCTCCACATAGGGAGCGTACTCCACGTTGCTTCCGATGTAAACGGCGCTTTCACCCTCGTCTACTTGATGGGTGATGCTGTTACGGAGATTGCCAGTGTCAACAGGAGTCAGGCCTTTAGCATACCCTTCCGCTTGTTCGCCGCACCGCTCTAGTGCCCGCACAACGGCGTCATGCATGGCCTCCAGCACTTCGGCGCTGTAATCTTTGAACACCACACCGCCCAAATCAGGCACGGCTTTTCACCCACCTTTCCCACTGCTCGTATGTCATTTCCTCCACCACCACGTTTCGGCCCGTCTTAGGGTCACGCACACGCATCTTGCGTGGCTCTGCTTCGATACCGGGCGCTTCTACCGTCCGCAGAGTGCAACGGCAGTTATAGACATTTGCAGGCTTGGCCCGTGGGTCTCCCGGATATCGTATCTTCCCCAGTTCGGAAGTAAACGGCTCGTCCCATTCCACCGTCTGCCCGTCCAGCTTCTGGTGGCTATGCCGTGTACGTCCGTCCTTTGTGGCAACCCAGCGTTTTCTAACCTTGATTCCCATATCAGAAGCAGTTTTATAGCTATCCATACGTCCGGCGTTCTGCGCCCCTGTGACAGCTGTTCTAGCCGCTCTCACAGCGCTGGCGCGGTTCATCTCGCTCACCCTGGCTTGCAGGTCGGTGGCGATCTTGCCCACGCTCTTGCCCTGTAAAAGCCCGCTGGTGACGCTCTTGGTAATCTGCTTCTTGCCCCATTTCAGGTCAATACCCCGCTTTAAGGCTTTTTTCTTTGGGTAGTAGGGCATCAGATCAGGTTCTTCCACAATCAGCCGCCGCACGGTGGATTCATCCCACAAAGTAAAGCCCACATTTCCGGCCACCTTTTCGATGGTGTAGGCCGCATAATTTCGATTGAGGGTGTATATGCCCGGCGTGGTGTCGTTGACATAGGCAAGAGCAACCTCGTTGGCTTTTGTATACCGTTCTGCCACCTTTACGGCCAAATCGCCAAAACGTTCTCCTCGCCCTATTTGGTTCAGCCGCCACAGCTCATAATCCCGCTCTGTCCAGACCTTTCCATTGATTTCCGTCCCGATGAGTTTTTTCATTTCCTCATCACGTTCCAGAAAGCGGTTAAAGTAGTCGATTACCGTCTTTTCTAGGTCATCCCAGGCTTCCCGGTAAACGCGGGCGATGCGGCGTTCGAGGTCAGAAAGCTGCTTATCCGTCCACAGGTGTGCCTGATCCGGTCTCGGCATCCTCCCTCACCTCAATCTCCTCTTGCGGCGGAAATTCAGTCTCTTCCTCCACCCGCTCCATCTCCTCGGCCTGCTTCCGCTTCATCAGCTCGTCGTACTGGTCAGCGTCACCCAGGATGGTCAACAGCTTCTTGGTGATGTACTCGTCATCGTAGTAATCCGCGCCCATAAGAATGGTCTGCGTCTCTTCCGCTCGGTTGATTATGCGGTTGCGCGTATAGCTTGGCGAATCGTTAATGCCTGCCAATTCCAAAATGCCTAGAATGAACTCCGTAACGCTTGCCTCAAAGTCATCCGCCTTCAAATCAAGCGGCGTGTAGCTTGCCGCAATGGCAGTGGCCGTCTGATTGCCCGCCGACACCGCCGAACTATCGAAGGCCTGGAAATCCTCGTACAGCTTGCGTTTAAGCATATCAATGGTTACGTTTGTGCCATTAAATGGGGCCTCAATGGTGTGCGGCTCCGCTGTCGCCCCCTCGTCTCCATCTGCCCCAGCGTGAACTATATGCGCCGTGCGTACCTTGTCCAGGAACTTCGCATCGTCCAAATCATCCATGCCGCCGCAGTTGGTCAGCACCCAATAGATCAAATTCCCCTCGTCCACATTGTTGACCATGTTGGATGTACAAAGGTCAAGGGCGTCCAGCGTGTTCCGCTTTCCCGTCAGCTCCGATAACCCATCATCGCCGTTTTTCAGCGGCACGATAGGAAAGGACGGATAGTTCTGCCCGTCGTAAATTTCTGTCCCGTCAGCTTCGGACGTGCGCAGGCGCAAGATATACGGCCGTTTTTCTTTCAGTACCGCTATGTCCTCGCCTTTTCGCCGGATATAGTCCGTGTATCCGTCCACCTCGTACAGAGTGGCCCGCAGCGGCTTGTCATCAGATACCTGCCAGAAGCGGATACCGGCCATCAATGCGCCGTTTTCCTCGTCATATAACGGGACAAACTCCCGCAGTTTGAACACATCCACATGGTCCAAGTTCCAGAACCCAAAGGACACGCCGGCAATCAGGGCGTATTTCCCAGCCTTGACCATTTCCAGGTCGAACTTCTTCCCCAGCTTGTCCTTTGTGGCCTCGTTCTGGAAGGTCACGCCGTTGCCCAGCAGGTAGGATACCTCCTGCCGCACGTAAAAGCCGAAGAAGGAGGATGCGATCTTGTGATTGGCCGTATACATATCCATGTGGGCGCGCCCTTGCATGTCATATATGATTTTCTCATAGCGGTTGATAGTCGGATTCTCGCCCTTAAAGTACAGTTCTGCGTCAGCTGCCATTTGATATGCCTTGCTGCCTTCGTGCTCATTGATCGCCCGCCAGATAAAATCCATTCTGGCTTTTTCATCCTCACCCACAGCAAGCAAATCCTGATATGTAAGCAAAAAATCACCTCCCCCACAGCGGGATATATTGCGGCTGGCTTGCCTTACGTACCTTGTGCCGCAGAATCGTCATTACAAAATAGCGAATATCGTCCATGGCGTGGTCGTTCTCCTTGATTGGCTTGTCCTCCGTGGATTTATCGTCCCAGCGGTATAGCCCAAACTCACGGATACCGTCCTTGCAGGAGCGGTGAACTTTGATCGTCCCGTCCTGAATGTAGCGGCTGGTGGTGACGATGCCGGGAACCACATCATTGACCGCTTTTTGTACCCGGAACCGCCGATGCCGTCTGATGACCTCGATAAACGAAGCTGCCGATGGGTCAACTACTACGGATCGCACCGGCAAATCCCCAGCCAGCTTCTCCAATTCCGTGTAGTATTCCTCATCTGTCTTGCTGATCTGCTCCGTCCGCCCGGAATAGTAATACTCCCGGATTCTGGTGGCGTTTTTGCCGTCCCAGCACCACAGCCCGGCGGAAAACGGGTTCAATGTGCCATAATCGCAGGAGATATAGTATTCTCCATTCTCCGGAACCTCGTCCACGATGTTGCTCTCGCCAAACATGGGGTAGATTAGTCCCTCGGCCAGCGCCCACCGTCCCAAAATATAACGGTCGTAAAAAACCGTTCCTCGATACTCCCGCTTTAGGTTCTCCACAAAAGCCTCTGGGAGAAACGGATTATCATCAATTGTGTACGTCTGGCTAAAAATATCCGCTTTGCTGTCCAGAAACACTTTCAGCCAGTGATTCGGCCCCTGTGGATTGTACGTACCGTCAAAGCATGAATACGCTTTATCCAGGCGGCTTTTCAGCAGTTCAAAGACTTCCTGGCTCCAGTCTGCCACCTCGTCGCCGTAGCAGTATTTGATGGACGCGCCGCGGATTTTCGAGACCTGGGAAACCTTTTCAGCTCCAAGGCAGTAGCACTTTTCCCCAAATATCCACGCCGTATTGTCGCTGGAGATCGTGCCAACAAGAGCATCACCATAGATCGTTCGCATAGGCTCAAGCACATTCCGCTCAATGGTGGACTTGGTGACTCCAAGGATGACCGTCAGCCCATCCTTCCCGACGCGCTCCCGGATGCGGATTGGGATAATCCACCGAAAATCAAGGTATGTTTTCCCCGAACGAGTAGCCCCTCCCTTAAAGTTCCAGCGGTGATGCCCCTTTCGGACAAATTCAGTTTGTTTCAGACTTAACAGCATCCCTGAACTCCTTCAACAGCCCGTCCAGTTTATTCAAACTGTCGTTCCCGCTGGCTGTGTTCTTTGTGGCCTTGTCAACGATAATCCCGAAAGAAGTGGCGATTTGAGACAAACCGGCATCACTTATCTTTTCCGGGTCTGTCAGCGCCATCAGGTGTAGGTCGATCGCTTCCTGCATCTTCTCTTTGCGGGTCTCCATGAAGGCCAACATATCCAGCGTGTTCTGTCTCTTTTTTTGTTGCGCCTTTTGGTCGAATCCTTCGCAACCTAACACAACACGCTTAACGGTATCTTTGGAAACCCCATTGATTTTCGCCGTGGCGTTATAGCTCTCGGTCTCCAGATAATCAGCCACAATTTTCTTTTTTTGTCTGTCTGTCAGCCGTGCAGCCATGTCACCACCTCGTCTTACCTTTTTCTTCTTTTCTTCTGCGCCTCTGATATGAATCCTGTTCTTTCTTCTTCTCTAACCATCCGGTCAAGAGTGCCAAAAGAAAACGTACCTCTTGAATCGATAAGCGTTTTCGCATTGGCTTGGTTCTGGAAAACATAAGTAATTTCTCGGCGAACAGTTTCAACAGATTTCACTGAAATACCTGTATCCATTCTCCCGCCGTCAGTGAATACTTTCCTTGCGTTTCGTTCAATCGTATCCAAGTTTGTATATGCCTGGTTCCTAATATCTGTTGCCCACGCTATCTGCTTTTCGCTACCGACAAGTTTGGGGAGTGATGCAATCTTCCCTCCGCCGCCTCCAGCGCTACCTCTTCCGCCCATTCTTTCGCCTCCCGACAACGTCCTCATAGTGAGGTTTTATTCGTACCACATTCCAGTCAAACTCTTCCGGGCATTGCCCATACCATAGAATTTCAGATGGTTTCAGCACCTCAATAGCCCGCCTACACCCAACGGCGAAGGCTTCTTGCGTTTCTGGCCTCGCCTGTGTCCCGACACTGGAAATACTAATGATTGCATTGCGTGGTTCTCCGTCAAAGCACCAGTCAAAACTATCCGGTGCGCTCCAACAGATTGTTGGTATCACACGGATACCGTGCATCTGCCAATATGCGCCCATCCAGTGCTTCCGGTAGTGGTTATAAATGCGCATGGCAACTGGCATATCGGTATACTGCGAGAAATCCGGTGTACATACTGCCCCAAAAGCAGATAGCAACGAGATGTAGTCATCTGGCCGGTTCCAAAGTCTGTTGAACTGGTAATCATCCAAATAAAAGTGGATGCCTTTACTTTTCCGGTTTTTGGCTGTCTTGGCGTAATTGAACGGTATCCATTCCAGATGCCGGATATCGATATGTTCTGACTGAATCTCCGGGATACCGTATGGTGGAATCCCCGCAAATACAGTCTTGTCTAAATTTTCAAAATTTAGCATAACGGGCTCACCACCTCTCGCCCAAGTAGAGTCTACAAATGCCCCCCACCGCCACCGACAGAGCGCGCCCTCTCTCTTTCTTTTCGGGGGAGATTAAGGGGGGATTATAGGGGGGTAAGAGATAGGGGGATCGGGGGGAAGGGAGAGGGGGGATAAAGGGGGCCATCAAGAGGGGGACCTTTTCTTTCTCTCTCCCTTGCTTCCGTTTTGCTTTTGAAATGCTTTTAAATGCTTTTAAATGCTTTTCGCCGCCTACTGTCGAGCTCTGGCTCGGATACGGCCAGCCGTCACAGCCTATTAAGCGATACACCCGTGTGGGTTGATAGCCACCCCCGTCTCCTGCAACTGCGGGGCGGCAAATATTTTTCAAAATATGTATTGACAATATCATATTTTATGATATAATTAAATCATCAAGAGGGAGCGATCCCAGGAGGTAATGAGTTATGTACAACAAGCACGAGATCATGATCAACGCCTGGAGCATCCGCCGCAGCGCTAACGTGTCCATGTCCATCGCTCTCAAAGCCGCCTGGGCGCTCGCCAAGGCCATCAAGGCCGCTGAAGCCGTCGCCGAAAATATCACCTGGAACACCAAGATCCACATCAATGACTGGGCCAAGAGCGGCCATAACCGCACTTATGTTGAGGTTGCTGTCTACACCAACGCCTGGAACCGTAAGCGCACCGAGCGTATCGGCTATGTGGACAACATGACCGGCAGCTTCGTGGCCGCCTGAACGAAAAGGAGGACCATACCATGATGAAAGAGCGTTTTGAGCGTATGACCCTTGACCAACTGTATGCCGTCCGCGAAACCCTGTGCTACCTCTCCCCCCCGATGGAGAACCATGGTTCCTCCATTGCCCAGTTGTTTGCCGACCTAGATGATGTCATGTGCCGCAAGTCCGCCGAATGGCATCAGAGCGACGAGTACAAGGCCAAGTGTGAGCAGAATCAGAAAAATCTTGCGGAGCTTTTGGGGCTTTGATAGGAGGATTGTTATGACAAACAGAGAAGCATACGTGTTCGGCTGGGTGTTCGGTCGGCTCAACGCGGCGGCATATCCGCAGGAGATCGGAGGGGATCTCACCCTTGCCGCTCAGCGCCCGTATACAGCACTCGCCAGAGTCATTTCTGATGCTCACAGGCTTGGCCTCCTAAAGAGGGATCTCGACCGGCAGGTTGCTGAGGCGCTTTGCGAGATCACCAGCATTGACCCGCCCGTGGAGGGAGGGTCTGAAAAGTTCCAGCCCCTTGAAATGCAGGGGGCTTGGCAGTTAGGCTATTTTGCCGGTAAAGGCAAGCGTCCCCTTGCGTCTGTCGAGTTTGATATTGCCGCCGCCAGAAAGGCCAAAGGCTTGACTCAAGCCCAACTTGCGGATGCGATGGACGTTAACCAGGCCGTGATATCCCGCTGGGAGAGCGGCAAGGTCAGCCCCAATGCCTGGAATTTGGACAAGCTGAAAGAAATTCTGAGCTAATCCTGCCGCCCCTCCTGGGGCGGCTTTTTTGCCCTCTCCAGCTCGTGCGCTTGTGGTGCCACCGCCCGCCTCAAGCGGCGAGGAGCGGCATATGGCGGACAGTAGGTTGTCCAGCCGCCCATTGGCATTTAATTTAATCGCGCAGTGCCTCTTTTGCTTTCCCTCTGCGTTTGGAGCCGAGAGGCGGCATTGAGCCGCCACACGTCCGCGACGTAATGGGCCGCCGCTTCCGCTTCTGCTACTGCACTCGGTATATGTGCGCTTCCCGCTTAGATTGTCACGCCCTAGCCTTGGTGGCGACATCATGATTAGCCACTCGCAGGGTAGTTTTCAGCGGGATAGCGCTGGTAGCTATCGCCCTACACAAGCGTCCGGCTTCCACGGATGGGAGCGACCCAATATAGCAGGCGGACTGAGTTGCACAGCCTGGAGATCACCCTGCTTCTGGCTCCTGCATATCGGCGGATTCCGTCTCTACACGCTCCGCCGGGCGCAGCCGCTTTCTATGTGTCGGCACACCGGGGCAGGTCATAGCTGCCACCGCTTCCGCCTCCATGACAGGCGGCTCGCGTCTTACTCTTCCCAGCGCCTAGACGCTCCGGCAGTCTGGTGTAGTGTCTTTCCACCGTCATTCGCCGCCAGAGGGGTGCGACCCCTCATGCCCCGAATAGTGGGGTGGTGTTCGACCGGCGGCATATTGCACACAGAGGGGGTGGCGGCAGATGCACCGACGCCACCCCATCCGTGTGAAGGAGGAAGGGGAATGGGAGCGCAGGGGCACACGCTCCCACACTCCCATTTTCGCATATACCATGCTCTCCGATTCCCTCACGAGGGAATCACAGCAACTTTTTCTGTGAAATAATGAAAAGTTACATTGCTTTTGGATCGTCTGTTCTTCCTAGCAAGTAATCCACAGATACATTGAAATGGTCTGCTATTTTTACAACAGATACTATTTCAGGAATCACTCCATCCCGCTCATATCTCAAAATTGAGTTCTTGCTGATGCCACATAACTCCGCCAGAACACAGGGCTGTGTCCCTTCCTTCTCCCTCAACTTCTTCAATCTCTCCCGGAACTTGTTCAAGGGTTATCCCTCCTCACGCTGTCCGCCCTCCCCGTCGTGGATGTTGCCACAAATCTCGTCCAGTTTGACGGATTCGCCGGGACAGAGGGAGGGGAACAGCGCCGTATCTAACGTTGCAATAACAAATTTGTTGTTAAACACCTTAATGTAAGGGTCACATTCATTGAGGCTGTCTGCCTCTGGGTATAGCAGTCTGATAGCCTTCGCCCTCTCCACCTCCTGCTCCGTCCAGCGTGGCTTGCGGGCGATGTTTTCTGGGTGATTTATGAGATTGTTAAGACATTCCACAGTGGAGAATCCCCAGCAGTCATTTGATATTTCAATCTGGAATGTCCCATATTTATTGATACGAAATCGCCCTAACGTGTTTCCTCTAATTTCAAACTTTTCTTCTGGTTCAACCCCAAGCACCTCGCAAATTCTCGGCTTGTCCATGTTGGCCTCCTCCTTGATTTTCAGGTACTTTTCGATGGCTTCGTCCAGGTGTCCTCCTCCGCTGGCTGCTGGAGCCACTCCAAGCATTCTTGCACCTCGCTCATTTGCCAGCCTTCAAAGCAAAGCAGATGCGCCAACTCCTCGTCGCTCATGGCCCGGATGCGTTCGGCGTTGGACAAAATTCGTCCTGGTTTGTACTGAGGGCACCAAGAAATTCTGGCCGTTGTACCGGCGTTATTGCAGTCATTTTTGCAAGTAATGCAAATCGTTTTCATGCGTTTTCCTTCCTCTCCGGCGGCCCATCCCAGGCCGTCCAGTATTGTCCGTACAGATCCATAGAAAACGGCTTGATGTGCTTGCAGTACAGATACCCATCCCTGCACCCCTCTGCAATCTCCAGGCCGCCCCATTGGAGCTGGGCTATCCCTGCGCCCTCAATGTAGATTGCGGTCTCCTGGGTGATGGATTCTAGCTCTACGCGGGTATATTGGTGTCTCATGGCGATACCTCCGGCGGGCGGCGGTATAATAAATATCTTTCCCCATAGTCATCCGCACAGAAGGTTTCAAATCCATCAAAATCACAGCACGTCCACCAATCTTCCGAAACACTGTGGACCAGCATGAAACGGGGCTTGTGTAATCCCCATGCAAGATTGTGTACCCATAGCGCATTTACACCGTCCATCTCCCGCAGTTCCTCCAGCGTCAGCGGCTCGTTCGGCTGGGCAGCTTCCGCCAGATTTTCCATTTCCGCAAATTTCTTTGAGTAGTCTGGTTTTTCCAGCGTATACCCAGCAGCAAAAATTTCCAGTAGTTGCTCCGCTGTAAAACCTGTTACGATCTGGAGCTTTGTGTACAGCTCGTCAAGCTCTCTCACTCGATTCACCCACTCGTTCGGCGGGGTGAGGGTGGGCATCTCGTCAATATCGTCCATCACCATATCAATCAGGGCTGTTTGGTCGCTATCGTGATATTTGGTGTAATGCTCATAATAATCATGGTCTATGGCCTGTTTCAGTCGGTCTGCATCAATCGCCCTTGCCATCTTTCAGCGCCTCCAGCATCTCCATCTCCTCCGCGCTCAGAATCGGCGCTCTGGTGTTCCATTCTAGGCGGGCCGAAAATTCTTCTGGGGACACAACCCCTTGTTCTATTAGGCCGCAGTTTCGGCATCTGACGTAATCCAGCCCAACAAGAATACCATCATACTCCCCATAATCGACATTCTCGCTGCCACACCTTTTACATTCCAGCAGCACCCCCGCATCCGTCAGCCGCTTGGCCGCCTCTTTATTCCCAAGCAGGGCTAATTTGATATCATCCATGTATAATTCCCCTCTCTATGTCCGCTATGGCCTGGAAGATCGGGTAAAACTGTTGGGGGACTACGGCGTTTCCGTAACACTGCATCCACTGTTTGTACTGCGGATATCCCCCCATCCAATCGGGAATCCCATCATCCATTCCGCAAACTGGGGGTTGATGTACTGCCCAATACGTTCCGGGAAGATAATTCCAAGGCTGGCGCTCAGCGTTTGTCCGTGTTTTCCGCTGTGCTCCTGTGGTGTCTGCCTGCGGATCGGCTTGAAGTCCTGACTTGCCCTTGGAGATGCCAAGAATACAAACCCTGTATCTTTCATGGTGCGCTCCGACAGCACAAGCCGGAATACTGAACGTCCAGACTTCGTATCCTTCTTTTTCCAAATCGGTGCAAATGGACTCATGTATTGTAGATAAGATGCCATTAACATTTTCGCCAACAACATACCTCGGCCGCAATTCGTCAATAACTCGCAGGAACTCTGGCCATAAGTGCCGTTCATCATTTTCTGCAAGCCGTTTCCCGATAACGCTGTGTGGCTGGCAGGGGAATCCGCCCGAAATAATGTCAACTGTTCGTAGTCCTGTCTTTTCATAAAAACTTTCTCCCGTCAATGTACGAATATCCCGCCAGCGCGGCACGTCCGGCCAGTGTTTTTCCAGAACCTTTGTCGGGTAGTCCGCCCACTCGCACTGTCCGACGGTGGTAAATCCGGCCCACTGGGCGGCAAGGTCAAGTCCCCCGATGCCGGAGAAGAGGGAGAGATGCGCCAGTTTCGTCGCCTCGTGGTCGCCCAGCAGGGCGCGCGTCTTATCGTCCATCGTTCGGCACCTCCTTGATTGCTTTCCATCGCTCTTTACGGCTACACGTCCCGCCGACCGCATCACAAATGCTCTTGGACGCACAGCGTTCACACGGCCCGTTCCGCCTGAACTGCCGTATATACTCTGCGACCGTGCCCTTCTTGTATCCGGTAGCTGCCATAATTTGTATCAGGCTATAGCCATCCAGGGCCATCCGTTCTACTAGATCGTGGGATTTTGATTGCCGCAGCTTCTTTGTGTGGAGCAGGCAGCCAACTCTTTTCGGGTTGCAATCCGGTAACGGGCAGTTTTGGCAGATTGCCGCCTCTTCTGCATCCCGCTCCGTAATCCTGCGCTCCGCGACCGGCTCCATCGCGTCCAGACTGCGCCAGGGTGCCACCGCTCCGCTGATGCCGTAGGGGTCTCTGGTGATCAAAGCTCCTCCACCTCCACCCGGATACATCCCCCGTCCCAAAGCCTATGTATGACCTGCCTGTACCAGCGGTGATCGTCGTCCGGCAGCAGGTATCCCTTGAGCGCGTCCACCACGGCTTTGGCGATGGCTGCGTGGTTGTCAATGTCCAGCCCGTCGTCCCATGCAAAAGTGATGGAGACCGGCCCCCGTACCATCCCGCGCCGCACTCGGGCCTGTTTCAGCGCGGCCAGAGTCAGCGCGTGGAGCTCGTCAGCGTCCTTCTTCCGCTGCGCCCAGTGCTTGCCGGAGTAGTAGGCGTTCAGCCCAAACCGGCGGCAGAAGGCCGACTTGCCCTTCTTCGTGGGCGGGTATGGTATATCAAACCGAATCGTTCCCATGTCTAAGTATCTCCAGCGCCCAGTTCAGGGCTTCCACAATCTGGCCATGCACCTGAGCCAGCTCGGATCCGGTCTCCATAATGGCGCGATGTTTGTCTCTCAGGGCGGACAAAACATCCGCCGCCTTTTCGTCTGTCACTGATATCACCTCGCTGGTATAATCCGCCCCACCGCCCGGTAGAATGCCGCGTCGCACGTACCGGTGCTGGCGTGCCGGTTTTTCGCCAAAATAATTTGCATATAGTCGGGCTCCCACGGGTCGGGCCGCTCCTGGTTGTAATAGCTGTTGCAGTGTAAAAAGATTACGCCATCCGCATCCTGCTCCAGTGCCCCGGTATCCCGCAGGTCAGAGAGCTGGGGCCGCTTATCCTGCCGCTGTGCGTTCTCCCGGTTGATCTGCGCCAGGCAGAGCAGCGGTACTTTGAGCTTTCTCGCCAGCGCCTTGAGCTGCCCGGACACCTCGGTCATAGCCTCATAGCGGTTTTTAGCCCGCTCCTCTGTCCGGATCAGCCCGAAATAGTCCACCACCAGCAGCTTGAGCCCTTTAACCTTCCGGGCCATGTTGGCGATATCGTCCACGGTGGCGCGGGGCTTGCGGTTTGTGTAGACAGGTATCTGGGACACCTTCGAACTCCACTCCGCCGCACGGGCCCGCTCTTCGTCCCCAAGATTGCCCATCATGAGGGCGTCATAGGAAATCCCGGCGGCCCGCGCCAGCCGCTTGGCGGCCAACTGCTCCTCATCCATTTCCAGGGACACGAAGAGCACTGGCCCATTCTGTTGGGCTACCTGATCCGCCACAGCCAGCCCAAAAGTGGTCTTGCCCATGCCGGGCCGGGCGGCCAGAATGTAAAATCCGCTGTTCAGCAGGCCGCCGCCCAGCAATCGGTCTAAGCTCCGGTAGCCCGTAGGGACGTAGCCGCCGGCACCGGCATCCACCCGCTCCCGGTGCCGGTAATAGGCCAGCAAAGTATCCCCGGAGGTAGCCAGCTCCCTTGCGGTGTCCTGAGCCTCAATGGCCTCCAGCTCTCGCTGTGCGGCGGAAATCAGCTCCCTGGGGGTGTCCTCCAGGGTAGACGCACGCTGCTCCAGCTCCTGGCCGAGGGCTACCAGGCTCCGCCGCATGGACGCCCGCCGGGTCTCTTCCGCGTAAATCCCGGCGTTGGCCGCCGTGTTGGTGGCCTGCATCAGCTCCATCATGTAGGCGTCGCTGACTGCACCCCTGGCCTCCGCCCGGATGCTCACAGGGTCTACCGGCTCCTCACGCCGGTAAAGCTCAACCGCCGCCCGGAAAATCGACCGGTTCGCCTCCAGCACGAAATCCGCCTCTGTCAGGTGCTCCAGCACTTCTGGTAGACATGCATCGTCCAGCAGGATAGAGCCGCATACCGCGCTCTCCGCCTCCAGTGCGTCAATCGTCATAGACTACAACCTCCTGTCCATCCTCGTCCCGCTCCAGGTGATAGGCCCTGGGGCGGTATGTCTCCGTAGTGGCTGGCTGCTCCGCCCTTCGGCGGGCTTCCCAGGTTCGCACGGCGGCTTTCCAGTCTACAATGGGCCGCCCTGCTCCGTATTTCCACCCCCGCGCTGCGTAGAAGTCCACAAAGGCCTCCGGGTCTATGCCGTTCCCCCGTTCCTGGCAATAGGCGCGGACTTCTTCCACCGTTGGGGGGACTTTCTTTTTACCCCCTTTAGGGGGTTTTTCTTTGGGGGATGGGGGAATAGATATGGGGGGTGTGGGGGGAGAAGGAAGCGGGGAAGGGGGCATGCTATCTCTTGCTAGATTTTGCTTTAATTTGCTAGACTTTGCTATGCCGCCTTTCCGCCCGTTCTCCGCACGTTTCCGCCCTGTCTCTGTATCCTTGTCCATCTGCGCTTTCAAAATTAGATAGATTGACTTCTCAGCACCACGGGGTTCAACCGTACCTCCGCCCCTACTGTATTCCAGAAGGGACATAAGCAACCGGCCACACTCCGCTTCTCCGAGGGCCAAAATGGCGTCGGCGCAGATTATAGGGATTTTAATGTATTCCATAGGGCGGCGGCCCCCTTAAAACGGGAGCTCGCCGTCCTCGTCGGCATCCTCAAAAGGGCCGGACATCCTCGCCTTCCATGTGACTGACTTCTGCACCTCATCTTGCATCCAGGTGGGCAGCAACTTCAGGGTCTCTTCGGCGTCCTCGGCGTCCATATCAAACTGGATCGGCTCGTTTTCAAGGGGTGGCACTTCCATACCCTTCATCGGTTTGGAGATACCGGCAATCTTGGCGTAGGTGCCGCCATTCTTGCCCTCCTGGTTGACCACGGTAAGTAAACAGGGGGCGTTGATTACATTCGCCAGATTGAACCCGGCCAGCTCTTCTTGGGTAAAGGGCTTACCGCGCCAGGCGTCCAGATCATGGCGCAGGGTGGACTTCTCATGGAGGGAGGCGGTGTAGGGCTTGCTAAGCCAGCGGGGCTTGTCCTCACCGTCTACCTGCACGCGCTCCGTGGGCAGCTCAAAAATAAGCCGCACCTTTTCTTGATCCTTGTTGTTGAAGTCGTTGTGCTGGATGCCCAGGTCGACTACGCCCACGCAGCGGGCCGGGTACGCTCCGGGCTCAATGGGGGCACTGCCGCCGCCCTTGGTCTCCTTAACTGTCAAACTCATGTTGCTTGTCCTCCTTATCAAATGTAATCGGGCACTCGTTCCCCATCCCGTCAAACGGGTACGGCAGAAATTCGCCGGTGAGGGCGCATTGGTGGCGCTTGAGGCCCTCCCGGTATTGGATGTAGGGGCACCACTGGCAAACCGTCAGCCCATTGGGGAAATGGACGGCCACGGTGGCTGTGCCGGTGGTGTAGTAGCGCACGCAGGTCTCGCGGCTCATACGTACCGCTCCACTTCCAGCCCCATCTCCAACGCCACCTGCTCCGGGCAGTCTCGTAGGGCCTTGTTGACCGCGGCCCGGAAGCAGTCCGGGCAGAGCCACCGCCCTTCCCACTGGAACCGGGTCTCGCCGTGGTAGACCTCCTGGCGGCACTTCTCGCAATAAGCAGATGCCGGAGTCGTCTGGCTGTCATACAATGGGATGTGCATTACAGCTCCTCCTTCTCCAGTCCGTTTCCCTGGATTTCGATATAAGAACGGTACATAGATCCGCTTTGCTTCTCCTTTCCTATGGAAACTACATAGCCCAGCTTAAGAAGAAGCGTACCAAGGTCAAGCCAGTCCTGATTGGACATATTTCCATTGCGCTTTTGATACAATTTCATTTGACTTTCCTTTCTAATCGTCATAAAATGTAAATAAACAAATGTTTCCCTTGCCGCCCTCCGGTCTCGCACACCGGGGAGCGGCGCTTTTTATTCGTAAATAACGGCCTCCGCCCGTGTAATAAAGTGATGAATGCCAGTGGAGCACTCGTTCCATCGGTTATCGTCGAAATCAGTCACCTCAACGGTTTCGCCTATGGCATAAACAAAGTTCGGATCATAATTGCTCTTTACCTGGCCGCCAGCAGGATTTCCGTTGATATCTGTGATACTCAATACCTTGGCCTTACTGGCGCGGCATTTTCGGCTAGTAGCGGAGGCCCGGCGTGCATCTGCGGGGATTTCCAACTCCACAACAAGGCCACTTGCCTTTTTATAGCCGATATAAGAGCCGGATTCCGGACATTGCAACGGATAGAACACCGTATAAATATTCCACATCATTTGATCTATAGATGCCCCGCACAGGTCGGCACGGCGCAGGTCGGCATTGCGCAGGTCGGCATTGCGCAGGTTGGCATCGCTCAGGTTGGCACCGAACAGGTCGGCATTGCACAGGTTGGCATCGCTCAGGTTGGCACAGCTCAGGTTGGCACCGCGCAGGTCGGCATCGCGCAGGTTGGCACCGCGCAGGTCGGCATCGCGCAGGTTGGCACAGCTCAGGTCGGCACAGCTCAGGTTGGCACCGCGCAGGTCGGCACGGCTGCCGCCCTCTCCATTCAGCCAAAGGAGATGCTCGTCCAAAATCTTTTTTAAGTCCATTTTGCTCCCTCCTCAATGTGGGATTTCTATGACCGCCCACACATCGTCGATGCTCTCCGCGCCCTCCAGTCCGGTGATCTGGATGGTGAGCGGGCCGGTGGGCGTGGGGGACGGGGTGGTGGTTGCCGCCGGGGTCTCAATGGCCGGTTGCTCCGGCTCCTGGTCCCAGATGATTTCAACTAGTGCAACCAGCGCCAGCAAGAGGAACAGAGCCGCAACGCTCGTAATCAGATAGCGGTTCATAAAATCCACTCCACCCAGTTCGGCAGCCCGCAGGCTATCACGATGCAGGCGGCAAACACTGCTGCACTCACAGCCTCCCGGCGGGCCCGGCGGCGCTCATATCTTGTCTTGCTCATACCATTCCCCTCCCCTGCACGATGGCCTTTGCCACCAAATCTGTCTCATAGCCCCGCTTACGAGGCCCCATGCGGATTGCGGGTATATCATGCTCCGCCGCCCAGCGGTCGCCGCTGGATGCCCGCGGGCAGTAGCCTACCTCCCGCGCCACATCTGTGGAGGACATGATTCCACCGTGGCGTTCAAACATTAGCCGCCGTTTCTCAGCAATCGCACGGCTGATTGCGCTCTGTGCGTTCATTTGCGTTCTCCTCCTTCCCATGTAACCGCTCATGCTCGTCCCAAGTCATCCCATAATAGGCCCGGCATAGGTCGTCCATGACGCGGCGTGCATTGGTGAAGCGGTTCTCAATCTCCCGCTTCGTGCTGCTCTCGTTGAGCTGTCCATCTTTGGTCATAAAAAATCCTCCAATCTTGCCAGAGGCCGGAGGATGTGATATACTGTCTCCGATACCTCGTAGCTACGATACGTGGTGTCATGCCCTGGTCGGTGGTGGTGCACTGGCCGGGGCGCTTTTTGTTGTGCTCTTAAATTTATGAAACAAGGAAATGCATTGCTATCCAAAAAATCGTTATTGCGGAAAGCACAGAAACCGTTGTCGCATTTATTTCCTCATCAAAGAACCAACAAATAAATATGTACCCTGCTTCAAGCGCCGCAAAAGCTAAAGCTATCCATTGGAACATCCCCGGCCCCCACTTTCGTAATCGAGGTATTTGTTTCCAAAGATATCTATCGTATAGTTCTTAGCAATTTCATCTTGATTCCGCTGGCTTTGTAGTGTAAGTACGAGGTCAGCAATTTCTTTCGAATCAGCTTCGATGATGATCTTCACCCCGCTCACCTCCTTTCGTGCCCCGCCCCGTCACGGGCGGGCTTCTTTTTCTCCATTGGTGCTCTCGGGCTTCTGCCCGGCCAGTAACCGGATCAGTTCATCAAAGGTCATTCCGTGAGCCACCCGATCCAGTTCGTCCACTTCGTGCTTGACGCGGGCCGCATCACGCTTTAGTTCCCTTACGGTTATTTCAGACAT